ACACCCGGCAGCTTCTGCATCAGCAGCGCCAAATAGACGATGTTCTGGTAGATGCCGTTCGACCACAGGACGCTGGGGACGTCGTTGGCATGCGCGATCGTAATGCCGACGCGAATCGGCTTTTTGCCCTTCTGCTTAGCCATCAGGAGTCGCCGTAGGCCAGAGTGTGAAGGTCGTTCATTTCCTTGGTTTCGGCGGTGCCGCCAGCGAGATAGCGCTTGACGAAGGTGTCGTCCTTTCGCAATTCCTCGATGCGGGCCTTGGCCTGCTCAGCATTGCGCGGGCCAAGGTTGCCACCGGGCCCGCTACCGCCGACGAACTTGTCTTCACCCATCTTCTGGCCGACCGCCAGCAGCATCTGCATGGTTTCGGCGCGGCCGGCAGTCTCGCCCAGCTTCTGGATCGCGGCGCTCATCTTGGCCTGGTCGAAGCCGGCCGCCGCCATGATCGCGGCATAGGCATTGTCGGCAATGACCTTGTTGGCTTCATAGTTCGGGCCCCAGCTCTGGCGAAGCTGCTCAAGAGCGCGCGTGGCTTCAGCCGTCTGTTCCGCCGTCTGGGTCGCGGCGCCGCTTTCCTGGTGCTTGAGGGTCGCTTCAGCCAGCTTGGCGGTCGCGGCCGGCGATAGCTTGAGCGCAGCCGCCTGGGCGCGAATGAAGTCCTTGAAACCATCATCGACGTCGGTGCCGTCGGCGCGCTTGAGGCCGTCGAGCTTATAGTCGTCGGGCTTGTCGGAATAGCCGAGGCGCTTGTAGACTTCGTCCCATTCCTCGGGCGGGGCGTCGGCCTTGGGCAGCTTGAGCAGTTGCTCCTTGGGCACGCCGATATAGGCTTGCGCTTCCTGATGCGCCTTGGCGGTTTCGAGGAAGGCGGCGCTCGGATCCTTGTCGGCGAGACCGCGCGTGGTGATATAATTCTGGGTCTCGGGGTCGAAGCCGGAATACCATTTCGCATCGCCAGTCGACGACGTCGCGGTCGAAACGTCGCTCGACACGGCAGTCGATACCGCGGTAGATTCGTCAGCCATTGTCTTGGTCCTCCGGTTCAATCTTCACCACTTGGTAGGTATCACCGACCCGCCGCTGTAGCAACTCTTCGACGGGCAGTTTCAGTTCGGCCTGGATGCGCAGCCATACTTCCCGCCGCCCTTCAAGCCGCGCATGGTGGCGCTGGTCTTCGCTCCAGCATGGTTCTTCCGCCCGACAGAAGCGGTTCAGGTCTTCAAGCACAGCCTGGCTGGCAGGCCCGGCGCCAAAGGCAACTTGATAGGCGGTCTTGAGCTGTTCCGTTTCATGGAAAAGCTCAGTCGCCTGCGCTTCCGTTATCTGCTTCGCCACTCTTCAATTCCTTCGCGGCGCGAGCGGCCTGGATCGGCGACTGCCAATCCCAATAGCCGTTGCCGTTCGATGCGGGGTGGTTGGTGCCGTCGGTGCTGACGAAGGCCGGGGCTTTGTCCTTGTGCGGGACCGCCTCGAGCTCCATCGGCGCGACACTCGGCAAGTGAACCAGCAGGGTGCAGCCGTCGCCAAGATTGTTGGTCACAAGCGCCGCATAGGGGCCTTCCTGACGTCCGGCATAGCCTTCGGTGAAACCGATGCGCTGCATCAGGCGCGGATTGAAATAGTCGACGAAAGTGCCGATTCGGGGTTTGCCCGGAACATGCTCAGTTGGCATCGCGCTTATCCCCTTCACCTTTGAGGTAAGTTTCGATCTTGACAGCATCACGAAGAAGCTGGTCGGCGCTGCAGCCTTCTGGAGCAAGGCCAAGTGCGAGACGCACAGCCTCTGCCCGGCGCGTTTCGTCAAGCGTAAATTCAATCATCTGGATAGTCCTCCTGTCAGCCTTGTTGCACAGCCGGCATCTGCTGTCCAGCCCCTGCCGGCGCCGGTGGAGCACCGGCCTTCGAGACCACCGCCTGGGCCTTGATCATCGCGGCCTGAGCCGGCAGCGCCTGGATCTGCTGCTGCTGCGCGGCCTGCTGCGCGCGCGCCTTGCGCTTGGCGGCGATCGTCTCGTCATCATTGAGCCAACGCTCGGGCACCGCCTGAATCATCGCGGTCTCGCGCACCGCGACATCGAAGTTGAACACATCGAGCGGCGATGCATCCTGGGTCACGTTGACCACCTCGATGACGCTCTGCATGGTGCGCTGGAAGCCGGCCACGTCCTGCGCCCGCTGGGCCCGCGCCAGCGGACTGGTGTAGACGACGTCGTACTGGCCGTGGTTCTCCCGAATCACGTCAGGCATCGGTGGCAGCCGCTTCATCCGCGACAGAAGGTCAAGCTCGCGGTGGATCAGCGGCCCGAGATATTCGGACTGCTGACGGCCCACGGTCGGGGCAATCAGAATGCCCTTCTCATTGGTCCGCTCGATCACCTCGGTCGCCGTCATGGTCGGCGTCTCGGTCAAGATCTGGAACAGGGTGACGAGGAAGGCGTCGTTGATGAGAGACCGTTCTTCGTCCATCATCTCCTTCGTAACCTGGATCTGGCCGGTCGGCAGGATGCCGATCAGCGGCCGCCCTTCGGCGCTCATCCCGCCCTTATTGACCGCCCCCGGCTTCATCGTCGGGTCGATCAGCCCATCATCATAGGTCAGCAGGGTCGGGTCCGCGGCACGGTGGCCGACCTTGAGGAACGTGGCTTTCTCGGCATTCAACGTCTTGAGCGCGGGCAGAACCTGCATTGCCGGCGAGCGGCCATAGGTCTCCATCGGAGTCTGGACATAGCGGCCGACCGCATAAGGAAAGGAGCGGAACCCGCCCTCGCTCAGCAGCGCCCGCCCCTGGATCGAAATATACTGGGACGAGTAGGGCATGCCCTTGGTGCCCCACTCACCTTCTTCATAGTCGGTTTGCGGCTGGACGCAGTGGAGGAAGTCGAACATGTTCTCCGACTTCTGTTCCATCGCGGTCAGGAGTTGGGGCGGGATGCTGTCGCCAAACTTCTGATAGGCCTGTCGCGCGGTCAGCTTGAACCAGCGGATTACGCTGTCGATCCGCCCCTGGTGATTCTCCCGAATGAAGAGTTCACCGATCGGGATATTCTTGTACCGCAGCTTATTAACCGGGCGGTTCCAATCGTCCACGGCTTGGTCAATGAAGACTCCACCAGTCCCATAAGCACCAAGGCTATAATAAACCTGCTGATTGGCTGCTGTGAAATTGGCGATGGCATCGTAGCGTTCCTGAAACAAGGTCCGGGTGGCCTGCTCGTACCACAAGCGTCCGTCGCGACTGGCCATGACGTCGTCATTGTCGGATGCGAGCTGGTGCCAGAGCTGATTACGCGGAGTGAGCAGGCTGTCGAGGATGGCCGAGAAGCGGCCAAGCGCCATCATGCCGGTAGCATCGACCTGGCGATCGGTCTTCTTCTGGCCGGGCCAGTTGTAATTGCCGTAATAGAAGGTGTTGCGCGAGGCTGGGTCGATCAGTTCGGCAATCTCTTCCCAGTGCGAAGCGGTGGTGCTGCGCCACAGGTTGAGCTGCCCGAACTCCTGTAGCCGGGTGGTGACGATCTCTTCCTCATAAGCGTCCTGCACCGGGCTGGCCGGCTTCGCTTCACGCAGCGCGACGACATTAGTCACGAGTGCCTTCCTTAATCTTAGGAGCGGCGCAGGAGCGGCAGACTTCCGGTATCCGCATGATGGCCCCGCAGCGGCAATAGAATTCGCCGCGCATGAGATGTCGTTCAGTCACGCACCGGCACCCCAAGATCCTTGCGGATGTCGCCCATGATGCGCTGGGCGGTGCCGTTCGGGATACCCATGCGCGCACGGATCGTCGGGATATCCAGCCCGCGCGAAAGATATTCCGCGAACTGGTCCTTATTGGTGATAACCGGTCGGTCAGCCATTTGGAATTCCTGTCCCCATCAGCGCCTGCAGCGCCATGCCGCCGGTGTTGCCGGCCCCCGTAACTCCCGAACCCATCGCCAGCGCCCCGAACGCGGGAGCGGTCTGACCGGCGGCCAACATGGTGCGCTTGCGCCGCTCGAGCACCTGGTCCATCACCTGCTGCTGCAAGTCGGCGCCCATCCCCAGATCGACCCCAGCCTGGCTCGGGCCGGGCTGCATCGAGACGAGAGGTTGCGGCTTACCGTCGGACATTCCGGTCTCCTATCACTGGCCTGTGAAGGGGTCAATGTCGACCCCATGCGCCATCGGGATGCCGTCGGGGCTCCCGTTGTTGCGCCGCGCATAATCCTTCCAATGCTGCCCACCCATCGCGCCCATCGGAATTCCTCCGACGCAGAAGCGCTTGGCCATCATCACCAGGATGCGGGTTGCCGACATCAAATCGTCATGAACCTTGACAATGTCACCCTTCTCGTCGCGATGGTAGGACACAAATTCCTCCCACCAGTCGAGCAGATGGGTGCAGACCTTCAGCCGGCCGGAAGTGAAACGCTGCTGCATCTCCATGATCCCGGTCTCGGTCGCATAGCCCCCGGTAGCGAAAGTCGCATGGCCGGCGAACATGCGCAGGCCGAGCCCGCGGTAGAGGCCCGACGTCGTCTCGGGCGAATCGTCTCCCGTCCGTCTATGCCCGTCGTGAGGCCAGAACACCGGCGCCCCGGCACACACCCGCTTCATCGCATCGGCATGCTGGATCGGCATCATGTTCTTCAGTTGGAGAGCGTGAGCAATATATAAGATGTCAGTGATAGGATCGTAAAA